ATTTACAGCAGTTACCAAAATGCTCTTCCGTGATGTGTTCCGTGGATCAGTGTTACTTAAAACTGCTGAATCCACACGTGTTTCAAAACACGGGAACAACTTAGTCGGCACGATTTTGGAGTTTCGCGAAGCAGGTTTCGCGAATTGCCTAGGTAAAGTTCCAATTGCTTGGAGCCTAGGTGATAAATCTAGAATGGTGCTTCTTGGCGCACCATCTTCAAGTAATCCTTCAGCATGCATGCGTTCTATAACTTCCGTTAGAGATTGCATTTTAAATGCTCCGTGACGACTATCAAGTGTTAACATAGCTTTTTCAATCTGCTCTTTAACAAGAGCTTCCGAAAATGCCATACTAGCACCTGACAGTCCTCCGACGTGCATACCGAGGATTTTTCTGGTTGATTGTGTAGAGTATCTAAATAATACTCCGCCACAATCGCCTTCTTTCGTTGACGCGCGATATTGATATCCGCGCAAGAAATTCTTACATCTACCGTAGTCGTATACGATAGACGCAGTGTTCCGTTGTATCCTGTCAGGACAAAACATGTTCACCATTGTGCGACCTCCCGAATTGGAGTGACACACAAGTGATCCACTACTTGGTAAGAATTGTAAATGGTCAACTTCAGAGGCTATATGACCCAGTAAGTTTCTGCCTTGTGAAACACGTGCAGAAAACCTATAGACTTGAAGATCTCGTTGTCCTACACGGACTGATCTATCAGGCTCGAATTCTTGTTGGAATTCTTTACCAGCCACTGTTACCGTGAACGGTGTACCAACTTTAGTACCATATCTCTCAAAGAAATGGTGTGGTAACACACAATTGTGTCCTTGCACAAGTAAACCGTTGATTCGGGCTGTGCGCCCATCATCTAACGGTAACCGCAATTCCACCATGCTGTCCAGGCTTGCGTGTATAACACTCCGCGCGTTGATGTCCTCAACAGACTGTAACTCAAAATTGGTATAATACCTAGCGATAATTGTATCACTAGCTTTATCACATCTTGAATACTTGTCTATGTCGAAGTTGTCAACTTGCTCAAGCGTCATTGGCATCGGCAAAGGCACCAGGCCTGGGTCTCCTTCCTGAGAAAACCCAGATAACTGAGAGCGATCAACGCTCTTAATTTTTGATGATACCAATGTATCATCGTCGTCTGAATCTTCAGTCAGAGTGTTCGACTCTAAAACTACTGGTAAAGCAGTTCTAGATTTCGCATCTTTGACTGAAGCTACTGTTGATTCCAAAACTACAGGCACTGCAGTTTTGGCGACTCGATCTCTAACAGATGCAACTGTTGATTCTAGCACCACTGGATGTGATGTAGTCTTAACTCTGTCGCGGACTGTTGTAACAACCGATTCGAGCTCCACCTTTTCCTTAGTGGGCCACACATATACATACAATATATATAGTGCCCCAATCAATAGGATGGAACCAGTGAGAATGACCAATGGGTCATTAACACGTAATCGACTTTCAATCGCAGGTGCTTGCGCAACTTTGATTTTGTCGAATGTCTTCTTCCTAAAAGCATCACGGGCTTTAACCGTATAGTACTTTTTCACTAAAGGAAACATTGCTCTAACTTCTTGTTTCTGATCTATCAGAGTTACTTGCGCAATCTCTTGATAATTCATAACAGAAAGTATCCGTACTGGATGCAATGTTGTATCTTTAGATGGAATAGACATAATTACGTCTCTCTCACTGGGTCCAGCTCCATTTTGTATTTGGAAGGTGTTGGCATAACCCTCAGTAGGACCAGCTAATGTAGCCCTATTACGTAGTACCTCTTGGTACGCATAATGTTCGTCCATCAAGGGGAACATATTCTGCAGCAGCTCAGTGTAA